GTGGTTGTGCCGGTTCCATAACCGGCACCGGAAAGGCTGATATCAATATCACCTTCCCGGTCAGTTTCACCGCTGCGGAAAAGCAGGACTTGGTCGATCGAATCCAATCCATGGTTGCTACGACCGTCTTCGACGTGTCGGTTGCAACCCCTGAAGGGAGCTGGTAACTACCATGAGAAGACAAAGAGCTTTTGACTCTGACGGGTTTAATAAGATCCTTGAAGACAGAGGCGAAGTCAGTTTTACTGACGTCGCATGGCTTATGGGGGTCTCACTCGAAAGAGCCGAGGAACTTGTCCTTGTGGTCAGTGCCAATCCCCTCAGGGTGCAGCTCGGCGAAAGGTCCTACGGTGAGCTTGATGATGTCTCCTTTGACTCGGATTGGTTCGAGTCAGGGGAGGAGATTCGTCAATTCATCTTGTGGGCCCTTAATACCGGGTTTGCAGGTGATGGATTGAGCCAGTGGCTTAGGCTGCTGGCTGTGGCAACAATACACGACACCAAGGTGAGCGTTGAGTCGACCCCTAACCAGGGTCAAAACCACACGCACGGCTGAGTTGGCTGTGTGTAACCGATCGTTTACTCTCAGATGGAGACACTCCGTGAGAAACAAGTCCAAACGTTGCTACGTACCGAATCCCCTTATCTCCGCGTTGCTTCTTGCAATGGGAGAGACTGGGGCTTCCTTGAACGCGCTCTACAGTGACACTTCGAAGCATCGAAAGATCGCAGAGGAGTTCACGGGATGGTATGGTGCCCACCAGGGCATCGAATCATCTTCGGTCGATGTGGGAGATCTCTCACTCGACTATTGGGCACGTTGCCTTTTATCCAAATATCCAAATCTTCAGTCCGGAATTGACACCCGGGCTGTTGCTATGGAGACTTGGAGAGGAGCTGAGGACGCATGCAGGGCGACGAACCATAAATTGGTCAGTCGCCGCTGGTATGAAAATCCTGACTTCCACTGGGACCGAGAGGTCCTATGGGAAGCTAGGAGGTTCTGCCAGAGTGTTCTAGGTGATTTCACCTGGGACTCTGCATACCTGCACTGTGATTACGGGCCGGGGGCTTCTATTGGAGTGCCCTCAGTCCGCCGTGCACTAAGGTACAAGATCGGTTGTAAGAAGCCGACTGCAACAGGGACCTGCGAAAGCCTATATACGGCCTACTTGCAACACAACGAAAGGCTTGCTCGGTTTGTTGAGCAGAATAACGTTGTGCCGGAGTGGGTCGATGGCAATCGCGTTACCACCGTGCCAAAGAGCGCAAAAACAGACCGCGTCATTGCTATCGAG